ATCGGCATATAACAGCACCAAAAAGTCTATCTGCCATAAATACAATATCAGTATGTCATCATGGAGATAACACAATGGCCCAATTAAGTTCACCAGGCGTAAGCGTAACGGTAATCGACGAATCGTTCTATACACCAGCCGCAGCCGGTACAGTACCTTTATTCTTAGTTGCTAGTGCTAGCAACAAACAAAATGGAGCTGGCACAGGCACAGCACCAGGAACGCTGGCCGCAAACGCTGGCAAAGTATACTTGCTAACAAGTCAGAAAGATTTATCAGACACATTTGGTGTGCCTGCTTTCTATACCGATGCTGCCAACAATCCAATACATGGTGGTGAAATTAACGAATACGGCCTAGAAGCTGCCTACAGTTTCTTGGGAGTTAGTAACCGTGCTTATGTAGTACGTGCCGACTTGGATATAGGTCAACTGATAGGAACTGCAACAGCACCAACTAGCCCCCCAGCAGATGGTACATATTGGTTAGACACTGCCAATACCAAATGGGGTGTGTTCCAGTGGAATGCCGCTAGTGCAACTACAACAGGTGGTCAGACATTTACCAATCAAACAGTAACAATCATCACAGATTCAACATTGTTAAGTTCAGGAGTTCCGTTGGCCAGCTATGGTTCAATCGGCCAGTATGCTATCGTGGCAACTACAACATTGTTAAAAGTTTATCTAAAGAAATATCTAACAGACACAGCCGCTGGTACATGGGTCGAAGTGGGAACAGGTGCATGGGCCGCAAGCTGGCCAACTACCACGGGTACCGTACAAAATCCAACGATCGTGACTGGTGATTCGATCACAATCAACGCTCAGGCAATCACTGGCGTAACCACAGCATCTGCATTAGTTACAGCTATTAACGGTAACGCGACACTTACCACAGCAGGTATCAAGGCAGCAGCCATTAACGGTTATGTAAACATCTATTCAACAGGTGTAGCAGTGGCAATTAGTGGTGTTACAGCCACTACTATCGGTATCACAGCTGGTTCATACCGCGCACCTGCACTGACAATTTCAGCGCATACATCTGTACCATTGTACAAGATCGCAGATCAACAGGCCAGTTATGTCGCCGGTTACCCAACAGGTTCACTATGGATCAAAACAACTTCAGCTAACTTGGGTTCAGACTATGTTCTCAAGAAGTACAGTTCAACAGCCGGTTCATTCCAATCGATCAGCGTTGGCATTTATGCAGGCAACAGCACAGCACTTTACAATTTAGACTTTGCAGGTGGTGGTTTAAATCTACCAATAGGTACAGTATATGCCAAGTATAACGACAGCGAAGTAAGTCCAGTTAACACTAACTTTAAATTTTACATCCGTGCAGGAGTAGGTGCAACTACTATCAGATCAAGTGTGATCGCAACTACATTCACAGCAGGCACTAACACATTTACCCTAAGCGAAAGCCTAGCAGGGAGTGCTACGATGAGCACAGCAGTAAGTGTTTCATTTACTGCCACAGCCGCATCATCAGATGCCAATTTGTTTTTAACAGCGATTACGGCCGCTGGATTTGTCAATGTTCAAGCCAGTTTAAACAGCGATAATTCTATCACGATCAGCCATAAACTGGGCGGTGAAATTAAACTGGTAGACACTGCAAACGATCCGTTGGCCAAGATTTTTTCAACTACGACCACTGCCAACTACTTTGCCAACCCAACAGGCACAGCTAAAAACTATGTGGCCAGCTTGTGGAGCCCAACTGTATCGGGCGCAGGATTTATCACAGTATCCAGTTCAGCACCAACTAGCGTGCCAACAGATGGACAGTTATGGTACAATTCAGTAGTGTCGGATGTAGACATTATGATACACAATGGTACCACATGGGTGGGCTATCTAAGCTATAATCAAACCTCAGCAGGATTTGGATTTGGTACAGATCGTACAGACCCAGCAGGTCCGATAGTCAGTGCTACACAGCCAACTGTACAAAGCGACGGTACAGCACTTGCACACGGTGATCTATGGATCAGTACTGCCAACATTGAATCTTATCCACAGATCTACAAGTACAGCTTCTTGACCAAAGTATGGACCTTGGTAGACAATACAGACCAAACTAGTGAAAACGGTATCGAATTCAAAGATGCACGTTGGGGTTCTGCAGGCGCTACAGGTGCAACAGCGGCTTCAATCGCAACATTGTTATCAAGTGATTATCTAGACCCAGATGCTCCGGATCCAGCATTGTATCCAAAAGGTATGTTGCTATGGAATCTACGCCGCTCAGGTTATAACGTCAAACAGTACAAGAGATCTTATTTCACCTTTGGATCAGGTCTAAAGAACATTCGTATGAGCAATGCCGATACTGCCAGCTACGTAGGTACTAATCGTTGGGTATCAGTTGCTCCTAACGACTATCAAGGCGCAGGCCAGTTTGGACACAAAGCAGTACGTGCTGTTGTAGTCAAAGCACTAACAGCAATGGCCAATTCAAATCAATATATCCGTGATGAAGAAAGTCGTGTGTTTAACTTGATTGCTAGCCCAGGCTATGTAGAAATGATAGCACCAATGGTGAGCCTAAACTATGATCGTGGACTAACAGCATTTATCGTGGGTGATACACCTGCACGTTTAACTAGCGATGCTACTACGTTGAGCAATTGGGGTAACAACACTGCGATGGCAGCAGACAACAGCGATGCTGGTCTAGTAACAACAGATCCATACCTAGCTGTTTACTATCCATGGGGATTTACAACAGATTTATTGGGCAACAACATTGTTGTTCCACCTAGTCACATGATGCTACGCACTATCGCATTGAGCGACAATGTCAGCTATCCATGGTTTGCACCGGCAGGTGTACGTCGCGGTGGTATTACAAATGCCAGCTCAGTAGGTTACATCAATTCACTAACAGGTGAATTCCAAGTAACTGCATTAAGCACTGGACAGCGCGACACCCTAGCAGGTGTACATGTCAACCCATTGACCTACTTGACTGGAACAGGACTGGTAGCTTACGGACAATACACACGTCAACTGACTGCAAGTAGCCTAGACAGAGTCAACGTAGCTCGTCTAGTAATTTATCTACGTCGTCAACTGTCATTGTTGGCCAAGCCATATGTGTTTGAACCAAACGATACGATAACTCGTAACGAAATTAAAAATGCGGCAGAACAGTTGCTTTTAGAATTAGTCGGCCAACGTGCTATCTATGACTTCTTGGTAGTTTGCGATACCAGCAACAATACTCCAGCGAGAATTGATAGAAGTGAACTTTATTTAGATATTGCGATTGAACCAGTCAAGGCAGTCGAATTTATCTACATACCATTGCGCTTGAAGAACACTGGTGAAATCAAAGGCCTTGGCGGCAAATAATTAGGAGAAACTAAATGTCAATCGCATCATTATCAAGATTTACTGTACCGCTAGCTAGCAATCAAAGCAGTGCAACACAGGGCATGTTGATGCCAAAATTAAGCTATCGTTTTAGAATTAGCTTTGAAAATTTCGGTGTTAGTGGCAGTACTGTAGAACTAACAAAACAAGTATCAGAAGCCGCTCGCCCAACTGTTAAGTTCCAAGATCAAAAGATAGAAATTTATAACTCAACAATACACTATGCAGGCAAACCCGCATGGTCTGCTATCTCAGTCAAGCTACGTGATGATATTACCAACGCTGTGACAAAACTAGTTGGCGAGCAGGTACAGAAACAATTTGACTTTTTTGAACAAAGTTCGGCAACATCCGGCGGAGACTACAAGTTTCTAATGCGCCTTGAAATGCTAGATGGCGGTAACGGGGCAGAAGGTGCCAATGTTATCGAAGAATGGGAACTGTACGGTTGCTATGTTGATTCAGTCAACTACGGAGCATTGAAGTATGCTGGTTCAGATGTACAGATGATTGATCTTTCAATACAGTATGACAATGCACAACAGATCATTCCAGCTGGCGGCCTAGGTGCTCCTGGATTCAAACAAACTAAGGGTACAGCGGCAACTGGCGCTGGCGGTAAGACACAGTAATAATTAACCCACTTAGGTGGGTTTTTTATTGGTTGATCATTAACTGACCATATTAAATTACATATAAATACTGTATGGCCTTTACACCCAACAGCTCTTTAAGATCAACCTCAAACATACTGCTGAGAGATCAGCGTCATGCATCGCGACTGTTTGCAGAAGATCAATTTAGACTTGCTCCCAAGTTTAATTTCCATTTTCATGTGGCATTTGGTATCAATCCTGCCGCGCTGAAAACTATTGATATCGCCCAGCGACACGGCAATGAAATAGGCATGTTAGTCAAATCAGTGTCGCTGCCAAAGTTTACCATATCTACTGATCTAGTCAATCAGTACAACAGGAAAAAACAAATACAGCGCCAACATAAGTTTGAAAATGCTTCGATCAAATTTCATGATGACAACATGAGCTTGATCAACAATCTATGGCAAAATTATTATAGTTATTACTATGCCGACTCGAGATCAGCACTCAGCGCAGGTGCATACAACAGAAACGCCATTAGAAATTTCAATAGTGTTAAAAATAAGTATGGTCTTGACAATGGCAGTACAGCTCCATTTTTTACCTATATTAAAATTTATCAAATGGCTCGTCATGAATATGTCAGTTATACTTTGCATAATCCTATCATACAAAGTTGGGATCATGCAGGATTAGATTATTCCAGCAATCAAATTCGTGAAAACACCATGACTATGGGATTTGAAGCAGTCAGTTACGGCAGTGGTAAAGTAACAGCCGGCGACCCTATTGGATTTGGCCTAGAACACTATGATAATACCCCGAGCCCGTTACAGGCACTTAGTGACACAGATCGTGCAAGCCCTACATTTCTTAACAATTCAAATCTGCTTAATAATGCGGCAAGTTTCTTGGCCAATCTAGTGACCACTAACAATACGTATGCAAATAATCAGCAGGCCAACAATTCGGCAGGCATTGGTACAGGAACATCCACTAGCAATCAGACTACCGGCGGTATACAAGATACTGCGTTCCCTACAACCAATAATGCCGACAACACTACTAAAGCATCTAACTCAACAGTGGGACAATAATATGATCAGCAATTTACCACCAGCAAATAACGAAACTACCGATACTAAAGAATTTTTTGATAAGTTTTTTAAAAATCAAGTCAGCTTTCCTGCTAATGAAATTGATGCCGCAGTGGGGTTCTTTATGAAACGTGGGTTTGATCTAGAAAGTGCTCGTAGTACCGCGATCGTACTGTTGAATCAAAGTCGTATAGATAGTGTAAAGGTGTTTAAGTTGTTAGATACTATGAAAAGTTTGACCGATGTTCAGTTGAGTCAAATCGTAGCTCAGGTGCTTAATGCCTACAGAGAAAAAACCAGTATCTTAGGCTACAGAATCGCACCCATAGTAAATCTATACGAAACACGCAACATACTGGTATAACATGGCCAGCAAATTTGCACAAGGCAAGTTTACAATGCGCCACCCGGAAAAGTATGTTGGATTGAAAGTTCCTACATATCGATCAAGCTGGGAATGGAGTTTTATGAACTTCTGTGACACAAATGTCAACGTGGCCAAATGGGCCAGCGAAGCCATACAAATTCCCTACCGAGACCCCCTTACTGGCAAAAGCACAGTGTATGTGCCTGATTTTTTTATACAGTACAAAGACAAATTTAATCAAGTTCTCACCGAGCTAATCGAGATCAAACCAGCTAGCCAGAGCATACTAGAGCGTGTGGGCAAGAACAAATACAACCAAGCACAGTTTGTTAAAAATCAAGCAAAATGGGCCGCCGCTAGTGCATGGTGCAGGCAACAGGGCATCAAATTCCGCGTGGTCAATGAAAATGATCTCTTTGGTCAAGTTTGAGTATAAGTAATTGTATGACTAAACGACTTGAAGAACTACTTAATTTGCCCGAAAGTAAAAAAATTATCAAGGCAGAAGAAAAGAAAAAAGACTTGCCTGTAGATCCGCAACCTTTCCTGCGTAGCATAGAAGAATTTGACAAAATTTCGGCGGCACTGCCTCGAGTAAGCGGTCTGGGTGATCTAGCAGATTCGGAGTTTGACGCACTGGCGCAACGTGCTACAGACGCTTATGACGATCTAATGGACTTGGGAATGAACGTTGAAGCACGATATTCCAGCAGGATTTTTGAAGTAGCTGGCGGCATGCTCAAAAACGCGATTGATGCAAAAAGTGCTAAAATTGACAAGAAACTCAAGATGATCGAGCTTCAGCTCAAGAAGCAAAAGCTAGATCAAGACACTGTTGGTGATGATAGTGTTACACTTCAAGGCGATGGTTATATAGTTAGTGATCGAAATAGTCTCCTTGAAAAACTTAAAAATATGAATAAATAATGTATCAGGACTAGACCATGAAATCATTCAAAGAATACCTAGTAGAAAATAAAAAAATCTACAAATTTAAAATCAAAGTCGTAGGCGATTGCCCCAAAGACTGTGCTGAAAAGATCAAACTGGCACTGTCTGAGTATAGTTGTGCTTCTGTAGGTACAGCTAAAACTACTCCTATCAGTGCTAACCACAAAGATTTTCCAGAACACAAAAATGTCGCCATGTCGGTATTTGACACAACTACACACTATCCAGCAACTAGCGAACAGATCCTTAACAAAGTTGCACAAGGTCTTGGGATGAGTGCAGGTAGTATAAAAGTTCTCAACGAAAAAGAACAAGAAGAAGTTGCACTGAATCATGCCAATGATGAAGCAACTGGCGAATCACTAGTTGGTACAGACTACGAAAAAGCTGATCATCAAGATTTAGTGGGCGACAAGCGTTTGTCATTCTTGAAATCATTGAAGAGTGAAGAAAAATTAAAACAGGTCACTGGTACCAATGATCAGTTGTTGGCCAAGGCCATGCCCAAATCTGATACCAAAATCAAAACACAAGAAGCCACAATCAACACAGTTGGAACATTTAGCAAGAAAAAAGTTAATTTAATTCCTGTTAAACACAAAAACAGCCTTAACGTTGCGGCTAAGGTAAAAGGAAAATAATATGAATTTTTACGATCTAAGTGCAAAGTTAAGAGCAATAGAAGAATCATCAGTTGCTGAATGTGGTGATATGATGCCAATGCCGATGATGCCACATGCTCCGGGACAACAAGATTCAGTTACCATGAATGTCAGCATGAATGGTAGCGGCGCAGGCGGCATCAAAGACCTAATGGACATCCTACGCAATATTGAACAAGCCGCAGAACACGATCATGATCACGATCACGAAGAACCAATGATTGCACAACCACACAGTATGGATGGCGACGTTGATATTGTACTAGGCACAGCAGATGAAGATATGCTAGCTAATCCAGATGCACAATCAGGT